GCGTCGATGCTGCGAGAGGAACAGCGCCGGTCGGAGTGCCTGAGGAGATCGTCAGCGACGTGACCAGCGAGAACAGGTACTTGCGGCGCGCCTGTTTCGCGTAGAGCCCTGTCGGGCGAGCCTTCAGCGAGTTGGCCGGATCGACCGAGAGCAGCAGGTCGGCCTTGAGTCGCCGGTCGGTGTCGACGGCGAGCCGCACCGTCGGACTCGTCTGCAGGAGAGGGAAACTCACGGCTTCATCCTACCCTTACGACTCGCCTGTTCGGAACACAAGCATCATGCTGCCCGAAGTCACAATGTCGATCGCGGCAGTCGCCGCATTCTTCAGAGCCTGGATGCGGAGCGCCGGGCGACTCGACGCGTCTGGAACGTTCCACAGCCCGAGACTGCCCACCGTCGCGCGCATCAGCGGGCCGAGCGTTGCGTCGAGCAGGAGCGCCTGCCCGCCGCTACTCGTGCCGCCAGTGACCGCCGCCTGAGCGAAGGCGGTCGCGTTGCCAGCCGTGTTGAACAGCACGTCCACGAAGAAGATGTAGACGTACTGGCCGGGGCGGGAGACGGTTATCGCCATCCCCGGTACGTCCTGCAGCGCCGTCGTGAGCGTTATCCCGGCCGTCGATCGTATGATCTGCGGCGCGTTGCCTGCTGCCACCGTCTCAGCCGTCAACACCTCGGTCGTACCAGGGAAAGTCAAGCTGTCCGAGATCGACAGCGACTCGGCCGACAGCGACTCGGCCGACAGCGCTCCCTGTAGCCGCCGAGATTCGACTCGCGCCAGGCGATCCTCGATGTCGCGCATCCACGCCTTCGCCGCCTCGTCTGGGGCGGCCGCCCGACGATCGCTCACGAGCCTCCTCCTGCCGCTGGCGGTTGCAGAGTCAACGTCACCGATTCGCCTGCACCCTTGAACGATACGCCGACCTTCTGAATCCGGAACGTGCCCGCTACCTCGATGCCGCTCGACGAGAACGCGCACCCGACCAGCGCGCCCGGCACCAGGCTGTCGATGTCGACCGGCGCCGACGAGTCCAAGTTGACGCTCGTCAGCACCGGCACCGGCACCCGGACCAGAGCCAAGCGAGACACGGCAGCAGCCGTCGCGCTCGGCACGTCGCGGATCGAGTCGTCGCGGATCACCTCGTCGGACAGTCCGTACTTCGCGATCGACTCCTCGTCACGCGCCTCTCCGACGATCGGATCGGCGCCGTCGCCGCCGCCCGCGCCGACGACACGCACCCGGTTCGCCATCGAGAGCCCGTCAACGTTGACCGACGGAGATCCCACTAGGTGCCGATCCTGCAACAGCACGATCGGCTCGGTGGGCACCACGATGCCGCCTGCCCGGATCTCCCGGACGATCGTCGTGAAATCGATCCCCGTCTGCGCAAGGGAACGCATCTCCTGCCCTGCGAACAGGTTCTGTCCAGCGAGATATTTCCGGTCGCCGAGGACGCCGACGGGAGTAGTCGAGACGGAGATGTTCGGCGTTGGATCTTCCAGCATCGCGTCATTGGCTAGCTGCTCGAAGATCGTCGCCAGGTCGGTCTGCACGTAGATCCGATCGACTGGCAGTATTCGGCGATCCCACCAGGTGGACAGGTCGCGTGCCGAGTAGCCGCCTTTCGTCCCTTCGGACTGCTTCGCCGAGAGCGGGCCCTGCCACACGATCAGGTCGTCTCGAGCGAGCGCCAGTTCGTAGGCCATCGGCTCGCCGTCGCGGATCGCCTCGAAGCACGCCACTGACCGGCCGAGCCCGACGAGGTTCACGGATGCCTGCGACGTGTCGTCGAGCACGCGCTCCCACGAGCCGTCGTTGCACGGCAGCTTCGAGAACAGCAGGCCGGAGCCTCCGCGCTCCCAGATCTGCGCGGTGTACCTGCCGCAGCCGAGGGTATTGGTCGGCACCTGCTAGCCGACGGACAAGCTGAATATCGGCATAGCCAGGAAGCTGGAAGCCACGATTGCAGCCACCACGTCGGTGTAAGCATCGATCCTGTTCAAGACAGGGAACGTCGTGGAGCCGGTCGCCGAGTGCCACTTCACGTTGCGCTGGCCCGGCCCAGGCGCAGTAACCGTGACGTTGCCCTGGACGCCGGAGAACGATACGGCGCTGGCGGCAGTCAGCGGCGCTATGCCCATCCAAGCGATCAGCGGCCCGGACTCGAAGGTCGTTGCCGTGATCGTGCACGACTGCTCCACCAGGGCATTCGCGCCGCCTGAGAAGGCAAGTATGCCGGACGCGATGATGAGCCTCCCGGAAGCATCCAGCATCGCGACGTTGAAGTTCGTAACGGCAGGCGTCGCCCCCTGTGCGAACCGGAACCTGATCCGGGTCGCGTTGACGATCCGCCTGCTCAGGAAGCCGAGGTAGGCGCCCTGGAAGTTGTCGTGAGTAGCTGGCGTCAACGTGCCTGGAGCGCTCGGGAGGCTCAGGTGTGGCAGCAGCACAACCTCGTCCCGGATCGGAGAGCCGGTAGTCGGCGCATTGAACGGCAAGATCGACGAGTCGCCGAACTGTCCGCCGATCTGGCGCCGGTCGGTGATGTTCGCCGTCACGATCGTGACCACTGCCGCGCCGACGACGACGTCTGCGAGCAGCAGGTAGCCTGCTGGAACTGCCTGCGCGCCGGACAGGTTCGCGGTCGTCGCGCCCGGCGTCGGAGTGCCGGTCAACACGAGAATCTGAGGCACGATCGAGTCAACCGACGTTGGCGCGGTCGCGACGATCCGATCGATGCGAGGATTGGTCCCGTCTGCCGTCGCGATCGCAACGTTGATCTGACCGCCGTTGTATTCGTACCGATCGACTCCCCCCGCCACGTCGCGAATCCACGCCTGCATCAGCGTCGAGGCGCTGCCAACATCGACGCTCATGTTCGCCCCGGCGACTCGCTGCTTGACGAGGAACGATAGGTGTGCGTCGACGCCGACAGCCACCGACTCGGACGCTGCGTAGCTCGCGACGCGCTGTTCCAGCGCCTTCAGCGCTATCGCGTTGATCGGCGTCGTCTTGGTTGGGAAGTTCAGCCAACCCTTCGGGGTGTACGGCACGTCGTTCTCCTTAGCGTTCTCGGTGCTGGGTGGCCACGCTGACGGCGGCTGTCTCGTCGCAGGTACAGGAAGCGTACGCCACGGCGCAGGCATCGATCGATGCGCCTGCACAGGTATCGATCCACTGGATCACGTCGCCAGGGTTCAGCTTCATCTTCGGAGCGCCGTCGAGCACCGTGCCATCCGAGAGAATCCACTGCAAGAGGCGGCGCGCATTGTCAACGATGAACGTCTCGCCCGGCCCGACAGCGAACGTAAACGCGAACGGGCAGGTGTCCGTCCACTGAGTCGAGCCGTCGGCCGGGTACAGACAATCGTTCGGCCACAGGCTGTCCGACGGGTAGGCGCCGAGCCCGGGGTACACGACGCCGCCCTCGATGCCTGTCGTGCCTCCGGAGAACGTGAAGATCGCCGCGTCGACCCCGATGCCCTGATCGGTGACAGTGGTGCAGACCGGAGTCTCAGCGCCGAATAGCCACGACTCGAACGGCACGAGTACCGCATCCGCCCCGTCGCTATTCAGTAGCGTCGATGCCACCGCAGCAACCTGCGGCCCGTACAGGTACGGGTCGGCTGCTGCCAGCTTGAAGCTGATCGGCGTGACGTAGCAACAGTCAAGCGTCCCATCGACATCGGTGACGATCGACGTCAGGCCGACGTCGTAGATCCGCCAGCGGTTCGTATAGAAGTCGCCTGCTGCATCGTCGCCGCAGGTGGTGCGCACGTCGATATACGACGAGTCGCACCCTGAGCAGAGCCGTCCCGACAGTTGGTCTGCGAACCACCTCCGGGCGTACTCCATCGAGGAGCAGCCGTCGGCAATCAGCCACCCCTTGACGGTTACGTCGCGCGGGTCGAGGCTTTCCGGTCCGAGGATTCCACCGATGCCGTCAGCAGCCGAATCCATCGAGCGAGTCGATGTCGCGTCGAGCCCGTCGATCGAGTCTACGAACAGCCCCAGGTAGCCGTACGACTCGGGCCGGTCAGCGTCCACCCACGGCGCATTG